AATGACTTTACAAAATATGCTTGCAAAAAGTAGTTCAGGAGTCTCTGAAATAGAGAGACGAGTATTAAAAGCTATACCCGAATGGAAGAAATGGACTAGGCAGCTTAAACAGGTGTATGTACTTCTACCCGTCTTTGGATCTAGTGATGAAGGTATAGAAGAGATGTGCGAGGAGTTTGGATGGGATAAGAAGAAACTTATGTCAAAGATAGAAGAAGACCAAACCTTTAGATTAAAACTTGCTCAATACAGAGATACGGACTCCTACCCTATTTTTCCTGGATCAAAGAAAACATATATAAAGAAGTCACATTTAGATACTGTGTATGCTCACGAATCAGCCGTTCTTAGTTTTATGCACTTAGAGAGAGCAAAGGCTCAAGGTAGTGCTGGTGTAAACTTTGCACTTAAGATGATGGCTAACGGATATTTAGAACACATGGAGCCTGTCTCTTCAAGGCCAGAGATAAAATACTTTATGGAAAACGAAAGGCAACCTGGCATAGTACAAGACAATGGTCCCGCTCCAGAAGTCGATTACTCAGGAGATGGGCTTCCTGAATTATGAAGTGTCAACATAGATACAAGAAAATAATTACTATACATTGCAGCAACGATATATTTGCAAACGGATTATGTAAGAAACACCACTACTACAATGTAAAAAAAAATGGAGTAATATATGCCTAACCTATATGAAGCGTATCCTTGGCAAAAAGAGATGCACGAATCAAAAGCTAAGATTAAATTTGTACAGGCTGGAAGACGAGCAGGTAAAACTAGATCTGCTCTACAGGAAGCATTACGACAAATCAGAGAAGCATCAATAAACCCTGTACAGTTTCCAGGCAAGAAAGAAAGGTTAACGGCAGAACAAGCAGGACTGGTACCCCCTATTCATATTTGGACTGTTGCACCTACAAGAGCTCAGATGATGCAGGTATGGAACGAGATGCAGGCATTTATTCCAAAACACATTGTTCGTAAAACAAGAACCAAAGCACAAGCTGGTGGTAGAGGTGGTGGATTTAAACAAGATGATTTACACGTATGGTTAGATTTAAAAGATGAAAAAGGCAACTGGTTACCCAACAGATGGAGACAATCTGTATTTTGGGAACTTAAGTCTGCTGACAACCCTGAAGGATTACAGACTGTAGGTCTTGACTTCTTACACATGGCGGAATCCCAAGACATCAAAGAAGCTGCGTGGAACAAGGTAAGGCCTACTCTTAACTCACCTGGAAGACTGGGTAGGGCTATTGTTGAGGGTGTTCCTCCAGAAAGTTCTCAGCATTGGTTTGCAAGGAACTTTAAGATTGCAAAGGAAAATCCCTCTGTTAGAAGGGAAGCGTTCCATGCTTCCACCTTTGACAACCCCTACCTGACAGAAGATGACAGACTTGAGATTGAAGAGGAGAAAGGATCTCTTACTGAAGGTATATGGGAAAGGTTCTATATGGCAAAGCAACCTGAAGGTGCTGGTAACTTTTTTAGAAATATTACTGCTGCATATTCAAGTGATGCCTACGAAATGATGAAACCAGACGAACAAGAGAACTATGTTGCAGGACTTGACCTTGGAAGAACTAACGATGCAACTGTAATGATAATTAAAAACAGGGTTACAAGAACATCTGTATTTGCTGTAGAGCTTATGAAGACTGACTGGTCTCTGCAACTAGAGACAATCAAGAGAGAAGCCATCAGATGGAACTTGCAAGAAATATATATGGACTCTACAGGACTTGGTGGTAAATTAGGAGAAGACGTACTTTATCGTGAACTTCTTGAACATTCAATTCCAATCGTAGGATATAACTTTACACCAAGCAAAAAGTATCAGTTATTTTTAGATTACGCATTATCACTTGAGAAAGAGACTGTTGCATTTCCACAAAGTTTCGGTAAACTTATTAGTCAGTTAGAAGATATTGCTCATAGGGAAACGGCAAATAGAGGGCATCAGTTCTATTCGGTGTCGGGAGGTAGAGATGACTGGGTTGATGCGGAATGTTTAGCTTTAATGGCTTGCGATCCTGCATCCGATGTTATTGAACTCTTGGCAACTCCAAGATCAAAAAGGGGTATAAAACCCTTAAATAACAATTATAGGAACAAAGGTTCTAGGTTGTTGGAGTGGAGGAGATTGAGGAAAGAACTATTGGAACAAGAAGGAATTGAGACCTTATGACAATGAACTATGGTGGTGGAAGCTCAAGTAGCGTTGATCCACAGGAAGAAATAAACAGAGAGAGTGCAAACCCATTAGAAGAACCTCTGTTATCTATTGACTGGGTTCAATCAACTCTTGATTCTGGAAGAAAAGAATTTGACAGTTTTTACGACAACTGTGAAGAAGCTGAAGAATTTTATTTATCAAACTTTGATTTTTCAGTTCCAGAAACAGGTTCACAGATAAGACTTGGAACTGCACACTCTACAATCAACACACTTGTTGCTCACGTCACACCACAATTTTTAGATATATCAGTACCTCCGCCTGGTCCGAAAGGTCAAGCGAGGGCAGAACTGCTTGAGAAGTTTCTCAGGGGTGCGAATCATATGCTTGAGCAGTTCTCACCAACTAGAAGAGAAACAGCAAAACACATGGCACTATATGGTGTAGCTTTTGAAAAGACAGAGTTTGCAGCCAACAGATGGGAAGAGTTCCCTGAACCACCAGAAGGTGATGATGTTGGTGATTATCAAGAACAACTCCAAGATGTTTTAAACAGAAGAAACATTAATTGGCCTATAACTTCAACGTGTGTAAATCCCAAAATGATGGTGTGGGATACCAATAATATTCAAAATCCAAGATGGGTAATGCACTTTTATGAGATAGATGCTTCGTGGGTGAGAGCTCACTTTCCCTCTTGGGATGGACCTGTAGAAGGAACAGTAGAATTTGTGGAAACCTGGACTCACAGTCAAGTATGTTACATGGCTGATGGCAAATTTGCATTAGAGCCGAAGCGACACGGCTACAAGACTTTGCCTTTTACAATGTACTGGCCCCATACAGGTCTTATGACAGATGGTAATGATGCTTCGCATCTTTATCGTGGAATACTTCATGGTAACTTTGATATGCTTAGAGCAGAATCAAGATTGGCATCACAGTATCTTGACATTGTAGGTAACTCAGCCTGGCCTACCAGAGACTTTAGAGGTCCTCCTGGAATTACCGAACAAGTCATGGAACAGTATGAGGAGACACCTGGAGCCAAAAACTTCTTGCCACAGAACGTAAACGTGGAAAGAGCAATAACTCCTGATCCTCCAAGTTCAATCGTAGTTGCACAACAGATGATGCAACAAGCAATAGAATCAAATACTGCACCTGCCGTATCAAGAGGTCAAAGACCAACTGGTGCAGCAAGTGGTTATCATACTGCTGTATTGGCAGGAATAGCAGCACTTAACTTTGGTGCTTATGTTGAAGCAGCTCAAAGAGGACTTCAAGATAGAAACGCAATCATATTGCACATTATTGAAAACGTAATTCAAGACAAGGTAACTGTATTTGGTAAAACAGAAACAGGGCCTATGGATGCAATCGTTAGACCTAAAGATATTAAAGGTCACTATGTAAATATGGTTCAACTCTCCCCTACTTCACCTGAAGAACAAGAAAGAAAACTTAACTTGTACAACAGTCTTTGGAGAACAGGGTTTATTGACCAAGATACTGCACTTAGAAAAGCAGGAGTGTCAAACGCACTTGAAGTTAGATCTAAGTTACTTGCAGAAGGATTCTTGAAGAGTGAGCAAGTGCAACAAGTATTGCAAGGTGAAGCTGCTAGAAGAGTTCCAATCTTGCAACAATTAGTTGAAGCAAGTGGAGCAGCAACTGGACAAGAAGCTGAAGAGATAGCACAAAACATACTTAACACTCAAGGTGATACGCAACTACCAAATGCGGGTAACTTTAGTGCTGGAAACCAACCTCAAAGATCTCCTGCGACAGAAAGGGCAAGAGTAGAGACAAATACAAGACCTGTAGTTCCAGGCAGTTTAAGAGAACAAGAATTAGTCGGTAGGCAGATAGCTTCACCTCGTACTGGTAACAGAAGAGTTCAGGGAGCAGATCTACCTCCAGGGTTAGGACAATAATGGCAGCAAAGAAAAATACATCAATAGACATAGCTTTTGGAGAGTTTGACACAATGGTTGGCAAATTCTTAGAACAAGCAGATATTTCATTCAAGGATGTTGTTAAACCTGAACTACCAAAACAAAAAACACAAAGAAAAAAGAACCCCTTGAATATGAACAACAACCCATTTAGGATATAAATATGATATTTAGATATTACATAATTGGCGGAGACGGCAACACTTACGAACAACAAGTTGAGGTTGATGACAGAGCAGGTAGGTCTTTTACACAATTAGAAGCTGATGCTCAAAGACAAATCAATAATCAGTTAGCTGAAAGCGGTGCTACTCAATTAACCTTGCCTGACACAAGCAGAGGAACAAACAATTATGTACCTGAAATACAAAGAAATTTTGATGCAAGAACAGGAACAAGTAATGTCGGTGGCAGAACTATAAACCTATCCAACCCTAATGCACCGACTATAACGCAAGGAGGTACATCTCCTTTATTGCCATCTGGTGCAAACATACCACCAGCAGTACAACCAAGAATTACTATGACAAATTTTCCAAACCAAAATGAAACATTTTATGGTGATGCTTTTGGGTATGACCAATTTTCAGGTACTGGTGAAGCAACTCCAGGTTTACCTAATGATGCAGGTCAAACATCTGCTGGAAATGTTCCTTTTGATATTAACAACCAACTCATGATGCAAGGTGCAACTCAAGGCCCAGCTCCTTCACCATTTGCATTTAATCCTGAATTTTCTGCACCAGGCACAATCGATACAAGAACTCCAGTAGAAGAGTTTGAAGGCGATGTAATGGAAGGTGGTGGTGGTGGTGGTTTGTTTCGTGATGAAAATTTAAATATTTTTGATACATTTGAAACTGATACTAACGGAGAAGATGAACAAATAAATACAATAGAAGAAGAAGATCCTGATTCTTTGCCTATAGACATAAATTCTCTTTCTGATTTACAAAAAGAAGAGTTAAGGTTACTTGGAAATGCACTTACAGCCGATCCAAAAAATTTAAAACAATTTATTGCTGATCGTGGTGAAAACTATGCTAGAAAAGTTTTGTCAGCTAATGGTTTTTCAAGTATACAAATTGATAATTTAGTTGAAGGAACTACTTTAGAAGAAGCAAATTTAACTGAACAAGAAGTTATAGAAAAAAAAGAACTTATTGACAACATAATTAACGAATTACCCCAAGAAGAAACTAAATTAACACCTTTTTTGGCTTCAGAAGAAAGTGTTAGAAATGAAGTATTAAACAGAGTTCCTGGTCTAGGTAATGTTAGCATAGAAGATGTATCTGGAGAGTTTCTCGATTTTGACGTAACGGATGCTTTATCAAACTTTTTAGCAACATCACCTGCTTTAGGT